CAGTCAGCTCTTTGAGCATGTGCTCACGAGCCCGTTTGTTGGTGATGTCTTTACAAACCTCTTGATATGCTTCATCAAGTTCAGCATACTCTTCAGCGATCAAATTCTGCTGCAGATTCAAAGAGGTAGGCGTCAGATTCGTAGGCAGCTTGTACGCTTTGCGAAATTCTTTCGCGCTGTTTTCGTAATTCGTCACGCTCGTTAGTTAGGTAGTGGATAGCTTTGTCAAGGTCTTTGATTGGATCATCTTTGTAGCCAGCTCGGCAGATGTACTTAATAGCACAGCCAAGATGGTAATTCAATCCTTGGTCTCGGATGAAATCCCAAACTTCGATAGATCCTCTGGTGTAATAGTTTGGTGACTGGTGGTAGGCCATTGTTTAACAAGATTGGAAACGTTGTTACACAAAGTGAAACACTGCCGTTGAAGGGCTAAGAACACTGTGATGATATCTTCTTTACTGGATTCAGGATCTCTAAGGGCATCCTCAATCCTTCTCATCTTGAACTGCTGTTCCATTGTCAGTTCCAGAACTGGGGGTGGGGGTCCAAAGGATGGGTTCTTTTGCGATGAAGTCATAGTTCTCAGCTTGTAGAATTTTAGCAAGCCGAGCGTTAAGCAGAGCATCGTCGTCTGACAATCCTCGCTCTCGAAAGGCTTGGCACACAGCTTCCCATGGAAAGTCATGCTTGTCAATGAGATCAGCTGCACGTTTCACGCCAATACCCGGACAACCAGGGTACCCATCAGTAGGGTCCCCAGCCAACGCCTGGATTAAGTGCCAACGATCTCCTTCTTCTTTAGATATCTCTTCCACGTCATCCTTTAGGTCCCATAGGACTCCAGGAATTTGACGCATGTCTTTGTCTGGACTGACGATAATAGTTTGATCGTAGTCATAACCCATAGTAGCATCAATGCCAAGAGCATCGTCTGCTTCTAGATCATCACGAACAACGGTTCTGTAGTTTTCTTTACACCAGTTGACTAGACGTTTGTAACCCAAGGGCTTACGTCTGTTTCGATGCCCCTTGTAATCGGGATAAATTTCTTTCCGAAAATTTCGAGAACTTGAGAAGTAAAGAATTACTTCATCGTCCATCATAGCGGTCGTGATCTTACGCAGTTCACGCTCAAAGATTTTAAGAACTTCACTGAAATTAGATTGAGTGATAATAACGTCATCACCAAAATCAATGCCTTCTTCACATGCTTGAGCTGACTTGTAAGCAATGTAGTCAGTGTCTAGTAATAGCATTAATGTACCTCAGCCCAATTCATTCCAATCTTTGCATCAGCATCAATGGGAAGCCTGAGCTTGTAATATTCACCAGCCATAGTAGCTGATGTGGTGCAGATTGATGCAACCTGTTCGGCTACATCGGGGGGACATCCAAGAGCCTGCTCATCATGAACAAAGGCGTACCTTTCGTGTTCAATGTTTTGCAGGCGTTCATCTGTGATCAATAGCCAACGCTTTGCCAAAACGCCTGCCGATGACTGAAGCAAAAAGTTCAGAGCTTTATGCGGCGAGTCAACGAGGATATGGCGACCGTCGATAGATTGTATGTATCCATTGCTTTTCGCCTTTGCTTTGACTGCTTCCACAAGGTCTTCAAGACCAGGAATTGCATCAAGATACGCTCTACGAATCTCACCGCCCTTTTGCTTGGCTTGCTGCTGAGACAGCTGCGTGTCATAGCTAAGACCGATTTTAGTATCCGAAGCGCCATATAAAAAGGCATACGTAACAGTTTTGACTGCCCGACGGCTGATGCCAATTTTGTCAGCATTGACTTGGTGAATGTCATCATTAAGGAGGATGTCAGCATACCGCCCATTGTCAAACCTGGCAAGGTAGTGGGCAAATATACGAAGCTCAATCCCAGCCAGATCGCTATCAACTAGCTTCCAACCAGGACGAGTAATAAACAAGGAGCGACAATCAGCATCACTGCTAACTTGCGCTAGGTTGGGGCGTGCATGTGCCATGCGGTGTGTAGCAGCCCCAATAAAGCAGGAATGGTGAAGCCTGCCATTCTTGACCAACTTCAACCAGGCGTTGTTGCCTTGCGATAACATTCCGAGTTTCTTCTGTGTCTCAAGAATCTCCAGAAATAACAACGCTTGTTCCGAGCCGATCTCTTTGAGAACGACTTCATCAATAACAGCTTTACCTGTTTCGGTAAGCTTTTTTGGCTCCCAACCGTGAAAGGTTCGGAAATACCAGGCAATGTGCTCTCGGCTACTAGGGTTGAACTCCTTGAGCCGCTGCATTTCAGCACCAGCTACATAGCCTTGAGTCTTGTTATCACGCTTGGGTGTGAATAGGTTACCAGGAACACACCAGCAAAGGCTCTGAGCCTTCGCTCTAAGCGCCTCTACGCGGTTTAAAAGGGTGTTCTCTAGCTCTTGGGCCATGCGGACGTCAAAGGGCCATCCTACGGCCTCCTGGGCGGCCATCAGCTCCGCGATTTTGTGTTCGAGGAGGACGGCTTCAGGTATTTGTGGAAATGATTCCATAGTTTTACGAGAACAGCAACGTCTTGGACACAATAATCTTGCATCTCCTGTGACCAATCGCTCCAGTCAGTGTGCTTACCAAAATCTTGTTTGTAGCACTTGAGTCTGTAGCCATAAGCCTCCAGGCTGTGTGACCCGTAAAGCTTAGCAGGCATCATGTCCCACTTACGCTTCAGGTCAATGTCAAGCAGGTTGGTGTGGAAAAACCTGCTAAGGATTAGTGTGTCGAGTTGATGATGGTGGTCAAACCACGGGAAATGTTTTTTGATTTGAGGTGTGTCGTACCCTACACCGTTGTGAGCAACGATCAGGTCTGCACATTCAAGATACTTGATTCCAGTGACCACGGGTTCACACTGACCACCCTGATCATTGTATTCACATACCTGACCAGTGTCAAGATCTTGGGTAACGAGGCAATGGATGACTGTGGAATCAAACCCATCAGTCTCAATGTCATAAGCTAAGCGACTCATGCCACCTCTCAACGTAATCATCAAACCCCTCTTTGCCACCACAAGGGCGGCTGTAACGGTCTTCAGGAGGCTCGGGGGGCTTACGCTCCTCCTTGGTTTCTTTAGGTTGTGTCATTCCAGTGACGGATAACGCCAGCAACGATAAACAAATTAGTGATAAAAATCAATCCATTGAATATCAGGTTGTAGAAAAGAAGCTTAAGCCTTCTCCTGTCGCTCCTTCCAGACATATGTTTTATCAACAAACTTCGCTCGTTCAATCATTTCCTCGGTGGGAGGGTTAGGACGATTAATATATTCGTACCAAGGATGAACGTATTCAGAAGTCTGAGCTTGGGTCGAAGTCTTCTTCGGGCTGAGTTTCATGGAATTTACAGGTGTCAAGATTATAATCTAGGTAGCAGGCCACCCCTACTTCCCCAGAGTAACGGTTTTTAAGGACTCGGACAGTCGTTCCAGATGCTCCTCGATCCGCCTGCTGGTCCCGTTCAAGTGCAATAACTGCATCTGACAATTGAGCAATAGCTGCCGAACCTCGTAGCTGTCCGAGGGTGACTCGGGCTCCTTCTTCGTGGTTGGTGTCATTAGATGTTCTGCGAAGGTGGGAAACAAGAAATAATGAAATACCAGTGCGTTCAACCAACGACCTCAAACGGGTCATGGTTGTGTCAATCATCCTACGCTCATCTCCGTCAAGCCCGCTGAGCAGGATTGAGAGGTGATCAAGGAATACACAACGCACCTCAAGCCCGGTGGCAAGGTATTCAATTCGGTTGTAGATGACATCAGGATCAAAAGACCCAAACCCATCAAAAAGATAAAGGTTCCAATTAGCAAGAGTGTCTTGATAAGCTTTGGTGAGAGTAGCTCGGTCATGTTCTCCAATGTGGAATGATTTACCTTTAGCAGCGGACATCAGTCCGAGAGCTGTACGACGGTTGGATTCTTCAAGTGCCAGGTAACCGACTCGTTCTCCTTTATTAAGAAGGTCAGTTGCAAGTTCACGACAGAAGGAGGACTTTCCAATACCAGATCCTGCAGTAATCGTGACAAGCTCTCCGTACCTGATCCCGTGAAGCTTTGATTGCAATCCTTGAAAGGGGTAGTCATGTGCACATGGCGGTAACGGCTCAGAAACTAAGTCGAGTAAGGTTTTTGCATCAACAATTCCATCAGGTCGGTACGTTTTTGCATCCCAAACAGCACGGCGTATGGCTTCCGAGTCACTAGCTTGCAAGGCATCTGAAGCATCTTTGTACTTCTCCATTCTTGCAATCTTAACCTTGCCTGGTGGCAAGAGCTGAGCACACTCCTCTGCAGCTTTTCTGCCGGGCTCATCATTATCAAAGAAAAGAACAATCTCTTCATAACTCTGCAGCAACGGCATCACTCGCTGCAATGCACGCTTAGCACTCTGTGCCCCATCAGGTAGGGACATATGAGGCCAAGTAGGCATAGCAGCATAGCCAGAAGCTGCGTCTAATTCTCCTTCATAAATAGTCAGACGGGTGCCTTTGTCTGGAAACAGGTGCTGACCGAACAGCTGGTGATCAACATTCTTCCCATCCCAACGGAACGTCTTGTCCTTGGTCTTGACCTTAGCACCACATATCTGACCAGAAGAATCAAAATAATGAAACCGCAACTCTTCCCCATCCTTGTGGATGCGGAACTTGCGGCATATCTCTTCTGACAAACCACGCTTGGTTAAGCGTACTGGGTCGCCTTTGATCATGGCACGGGTGTAAGTAGATTGGCTGTGGTTGCCGTCTGCGTGCTCATAGAACCCACAGGAGAAGCAGTAAGCGTGACCGTCAGTATAGCGAGCAAGTGCGTCGCTGCTGTGGCAACTGGGACAAGGCTCATGGCGTTGAAACTCACTGTCGTTGTCTTTCATCGACGCCCTTGACCCCGATAAGGCTTAGCACCTTTGGGCGGACGACGGCTTTTCTTTTTCTTGCTGAGAAAGATTTTACCGTTAAGGCTTTTCTTTGGCTTCATTTAACCAATCAGAAGGGATTTCGTAGTAAGGACACCACATGAAGCCGTTCTTCTCAGCCCACATGGCGTAGGTGGTCTTAGAGTTTTTACTGATCTTATTGTAAGGCGCTTGGAAGACCAGGCGAACATCAAGGTCAGGGTTAGATTTCTTAACAGCCAACATCTTACGACGATCAGCTGGTTTGAAGAAACCCTTTGTCTCAAGGTAAATGTCCCCAACTTTAAAGTCGGGGGTGTATTTAGCCTCAATAACATAATCGAACTTGTCAGGCTCATAGCCATATTCAATGTTCAGACTATCCAACAACTCAGCCACCTGTTCTTCCAGGCGACTACGCATTAGATCTCTCCTTCAATTACTTGCTCTACAACATCAGTGAATGCTCGCTGAATGTCATAGCGGAAGTCGCTCTTGTCTTTCTTAGACCGAGTAACAGTGATGGGAGGAAGAGTCAGGGTGGCGGTCATTTCAAAAAGACCAAGCTCTTCGTTGTAAGTGGTTTTGGTGGAAAGTAGGGACATGATCAGAAGTCTTCATCAATGTTGACAGAAGCCGGAGCAGCTTCAGGGTTAGGCTCAGAGGTCTTGAACCCTTTGGTAGTACCAAACAGTGCAGTGGCCTCATCAGCCCCCAAGTCACCGCTGTCAACGACACCAGCTCCTGAGTTAAGGCTGACAACCTGAATAGCTTTAAGCTTCAGGGAAGTGCCAATGTTACCAGAAGGCAAGCTGTAAGGCTTTTGAATAAAAGCAAGCTTAACCTTACTGCCACTGTAGATGGGAAGGTTAGCATCAGTAATGACTGTGCCTTCCGTATCAACTACAACAGGCTTGATCTTATCCTCATTCTTCCAACGGAACTTGCACTGGTAAAGGTCGCCGCTGACCTCTTCCCAAGGCTCAGGGTTGACCGTAGCACGCTTGGGGTTCTTAGCTTTGCTACGAGCCCAGTCAAGCCCTCCCTGACGCTCTTCCTCAAGGGTATCGATGATTTCCTTAGGAAGTAGAGCAGACAGGCTGTAGCCGTACTCAGATGGCTTCAGGATAGCTTGGTAACCCTCAAGGGTGACTGGCTCT